GATGGTGCCGCCAGCGGTCACTGGCAGCAGCGGCCGCAGGCCACGCTTGCCGCCTGCGCTGCTCTCAGCCAGCAGGAAGTAGGGCGCCAGCCTGGCGGCCAGGTCTGAGTAGTTGGTGCTTTCGCTGATCTCGATGTTGCAGGTGAAGCCGTTCACCTCAAGGAAGGTGGCGGCTGCCAGCAGTGCCGGACTGTCGATCATGGCGGTCGGCACCCGGCTGGTATTCACCAGCAGCCACTTCACCAGATCAGCGAAGTTGTCGCTCGGTCCCAGCGTGCTGTCATAGATCCGGGTGACGGCCATGCCGCCACGGATGAACAGATGCACCTGGCGGTTGTACTGATCGAAGCCGTCCGGGATGGTGACGTTGAAGCTGAGCGTGCTGATGCCGGGGTAGCTGCCGACCGTGCCGCAGAAGAACGGCGCATCCGGAAGATCCTTGCCGGCACGCTGCACCAGGAAGTTGCCGGGAGTCCAGGTGCCAGCCCTGCGGTTGTAGGTCTGGGTATGGCTGCCGACGCGGCAGGCACGCTGAAACACATCCTTCACCGGGATGCTGTCCAGCTGGCCCTCGCTCAGCACCAGCATGTAGTAGGCGGTGACGTTGTTGCTGGCGTCATTCTCAAAGCGGGCCTCAGTGGCGCCAGGGCTGATGAGGATGCCGCCTTTGCTGTTGCGGAACCGGGCGAAGACGATCGGCACCGGCTCGCCAATCTGTGCGAATCGCTGCGGACGATCCAGGTCGGTGGTGCCTTGCGCTGCTGCAGCATCGGCTGGTGCGTTGATCTGACCGGCTTGGATGGCCAGCAGTGCCAGTGGATCGCTGGAGGAAAGGAAGCTCACTGCCTGATGCCCTGCCCCATGATTGCCAGCGTCAGCTTGCGTGGCGGCACTTGCGCTCCAACGGGAGACAGTGCTGATCCGAGCTGTATGGTCAGGCTAGTCAATCCGCCATTGCCGCCAACCACTTGGCCGGTGTAGCTGGCCACCAGTTCCTGGCCAGCTTGCGGCGTGTTGTTGCCGGAGGTCGAATCGAACTGGTAGATACTTAGATCCACCAGGCGGCCGTCGCGGATGGCAGCGAGGAAGGCGTCGAGCACCAGCCCAGTGGCTGCTGCTGTGACTGAAACCGATCCCTCGGTGCCACTGCTGCCGGCGGTGATGCCATCAGCAATGAACGGAACGTAGTTCCAGGTTGCGCTCGACCATGTGACGCTGGTGTTGGCGTAGTAGCTCTGCCAGCGTTGGTAGGTGGTGCCGCCTGCGTCGTAGATGCGCAGATATTGAGATTGAGCTCTCATCAGGCCATACCGAGCGCGATGCGTGCGGACGGTGTGCGCAGCCGGCCGATCACGCCCTCAGCGGTCAGGCGCATGGCGCGTTCCATGTCCGGGATGGTGACGTAGCGCTGGCCGTCGAACTCCATCACCGGGCCGGTGGTTACGTTGATTGTAAGTGGGGGTGCTCCAGCGCCGGATCCCTCGGAGGGGATGGCGGATTCGCCTCGGCTGCCGAAGAGGTAGTTGGTGGCGAAGCCGGCGGCCTTGGACTCGGGCACGATGTACTCGGATTCGCCACCTTCGCCGACAAGGCCCAGCGTGGGGCGGTTTACTACGCCACCTTTGGCGAACGCCTTGAAGCCGCCTGTCCAGAAGGCGCCATCGGCAGCCTTCTTTTTGGGGGCGGTGGAGGCGCCACGCGCGGAGTTGAGGAGTTGCTGGTTGCGGAAGGCGCGGCCGATGTCGTCGGCGGCGACTTTGGCGTAGGTGGCGACGCTCGACATTGCAGAGGCAAGGAGTCTCGTTTCGCGTGTGCCAACTTGGATGACGCCAACGAGGCGGCTGGATTCGTCTTTGGTGTTTACAGCCACAAAGGCAGCTACGCCGAGGGCGCCAGCGAGCCTGTCGGCTTGGTCTTTGGACATGCCGATTTCTTGGCTGGTGAGTTTTTGGGCGAGGGCGCCTTCTGCTTGGACTACTTTTGTTTGATAGATAGCGCGAGCAACGAGGTCTTGGTTGGTGGCAATTTGTTTGGCGGCGGCTACTTGGTCGTAGGCACTTTGTACGACGTCCCGTTGTACGCCGAGGGCCGTGTCGTAGGCGGCGGAGATTTTGCTGATTTGTTCCGACGAGTTTCCGCGTGCCTCTGCTTGTGCGATGGCGATTTGTTTTTCCGCCGCAATTTCTCTGTATTTGAGTTCTACAAGACGTGCTTGCAGTTGAGCTTTTTGTACGAGTAGTCTGTTGTTGAGTATTGCTTGGGTGTATTCAATCTGAGCGCCACGGATTTGCTGATTGAACTGGGCGATGGCGATGTTGTATCGCTGGGTGGCGGTAGTGGCGAGCTGGTACTGGCGCTCCAGCTGGGCGCCGTACAGGTCGTTCAGTGCGGATTCGGCCGACAGCTGGGACTGGCGGACGTTGTTGCTGGTCTCCAGGGCAGTCTGCTGGAGCTGAATAGCTTGAGCAGCGCGGTCGTAACGCTGGGCGTTAGCCTCGATCTCTATGCCCTGTTCTTGTAGGCGAGTTTTGATGTTCAGTTGTGCGAGTTCTTGACTTTTGAGGGCCTCAAGTCGTGTGTACTCTTTGTCTATAAGTTCTTGACTGGCGCCTTTGTGTTCAGTCAAAAAAGCACGGGTTTTTTCGTCGTAGGACTGCTGTATTTTGTTTGTTTCGAGTTGTTTGTCGAGTTCGATGTTGATGAGTTTCTCGGCTGTGGTGCGGCCTAGAGTGCGCTGCTTTTCTAAAGCAAGATTAGCGGCGTTGTTGCGGATTTCGGTGCCTTGTTTGTCAATGACAGCCTGCAGCGCAGCGTTACGCTTCTCTTCTTCTTCGGTTATAGCTTTTGCACCATTGAGTATGTGATTCTGGTACCGTGCAATCCACGGAAATTTACTCATTACCCCTTTAACAAGGGCTGCTGCCCAGCCACCAACCGCAGTGATAAGAAGGTTTGTATATGTAAGAATTTTTGTGAATCCGCTAAGGAGTAGTGATAGAGCGGAAACGAATGGGACACCGATGATAGATAGAGTGCCGGATACAGCACCTAAGAACTGGTTCCAGGTATTGCCGAGTATGTTTGCGTTGGCGCTTATGTCGGCAACTGCTTGGGGGAGCATCCCGGTTTGAGTTGCCACGGCTTCGGCGGCGACGGCTTGGGCGGTTTGGGCGTCGCCGGCTTCGACCAGGCGGCGGACGGTGGTCTCCAGTTCGGCGTTCACGAAGACCACGCTATCGCGCAGGGCGTCCATGTTCAGGAGCTTCAGGGCGTTGCCGATTTCGGCAATGCGGCGTTGGGCGTCTTCGAGGATTTGGCCGATGGCGGAGCCAAGGATTTGACCGCCGAAGCCTCCGCCAAAGAAGGAGCCCGCCAGGCCACCGGCAACCTGACCAACACCGCCGCCAAACAGCAGCGGGAAGCCGGCACCAAGCGCAAGGTTTTCAGCGGTTGCGTTGGGGTTGAAATTGAGATTACCCGGAGGCGGACCGCCTCGGGCACCGGCATTTGTGCGGCGCGGAATAAAGTTTGCAGGTAGAGCCGGCCCCTGAACAGGCGGAAGTGCCGGACCGAATTGCCCACCTTTCCCTAGCATTACATCTACTTGACGAATTGCTTGTCCCAGTTCTCGGTACTCCAAACTCGTCATAGACAAGACGTTTTGTAGGTCTACGAGTTCACGTTGGTAACGCTCTAACGCAGATACACTGTTAGGTACAGTGTCTTTAAGCGCCAGCAGATCGCGTACAAGTTTGGATGGGCCTTGGTCTTGAGCACTGAGATTTTGCGTAGGTTTTCTTTGGTAGATACCCTGCAGTACCGAAAAACGATCCAGTTCTTGTTTCAGTAAGTTTGCGGATGCGTTAGCTGCGGCTTTTAGTGCGTTGGTGAACTCGTCGCTCCCTGTTTTTGCATTAGCGGCAATAGACTTGAACGTGCTCAGTTGTTGTGTGACGCCCGCTATAGAGGTAGAAAATTTAGCGGCTACGGTGTTACCGTCAGCGTACTTTTTTACTAACCCGGCTAACTCTGTTTTTGCTTTTTGTACTTCATCTGTACCTCTTTTATCGAATAAAGTAGGTACAGGTTTTACTTTGCGAATTAGATCGTTAAGTCTTCCGACGCCATCTGTTAGGGCCTTAAGGTCTTGCTGGCCTTGTACGCGAACGTCAATTACAGCGGAGTACCCGGCCACTTTTTTGTGTAGGCGTAAGCTACTGGAAGTCTATCCTGATAAAAAGCCGCCGGGTTAGCGGCGGCGTTTGGCCTTGTCGATGGCGGCTTGCTCGGCGTCGTGGCGGACCTTGTAGTACAGGCTCCAGCCGAGGAGTTCGTCGTCGGTCATGCGGCTGCGGAGTTCAGCCAAGGTCATGCCTAGTTGTTCGGCGACGTAGAACTGGGTCTGGAGGTACGTGTCCTTTTTGAGCGCGGCCTCAAACGCTTTTGGTGTCGGTCTCCTCCGAATCATCGGTCAGGATCGCCAGCATCAGGGCCTGGAGGTCTTTGTCCTTGACTTCGTTTTTGAGGACGTCGAGTTCGGCGGCCTTGAACATGCGGGCTCCAGTGTCATCGCAGGCTTTGTTGATGAGAAGCTGGATGGCAAAGGCGGTGGCGTCGTCGGACTTGGCCTGCTTTTGGGCACGCTCGCGCTCAGCCATGGTCAGCGGCGTCACCCACATTTCAAAGATGGAGCCGTCGCTCAGCTCGACTTCTTTTTTGGTGGGCTCCAAGTTGGCCGCTTTGCGGAGGCGTTCCAGGGGGCTAAGGGGGGCGGAGGCAGCCATGGACTAGATAGACGGGTCACGCATTAGTGTAGCGGAGTAGAAATAAAAAACCCCGGCGGTTAAGCCGGGGTGCGGGGATCCGTCGAACCAGCAGGTTATCAGGACTTGTAGAGGTCGAAGGCGGGAGCGTCGCTCGGGCGGAAGGCAATCTCCACGCTTTGGCCGTCGTCGGGGTTGACGGTGAGGCTGGCCGAGGTCAGGATCACGGGCACGCTGATCGAGCGGCTCAGGGTGTCGTTGACGGTGCCGCTGACCGAAATGCGGTCGATGTACAGCTTGACCGTGGCGCCAGTCTGGTTGAACTGGACAACATCCTCGATCATGCGGCTGGACAGGGCGGTGTCGTCGTCGGTGGTGTACACCGTGGCGGTGCCAGAGCCGTCCGCGAAGCCGGTGATGTAGCTGCGGAAGGGTGCGTACTGGCCGGGGGTCTGGCCGATCGTGGTGACGTCGATTTCGCTTCGTGTAATTTCGAAGCTCCAGTCGCGTACTGAGCCCACGGCTACGGGGGCGGTATACACGATGCTGGCGAAGTTGGCGCCAAACACGGACGGCTGGGCGGTTGCCGTGGCGGCTGCCCCACCAGCAGTGGAGCTGATGGTCATGATGCCGGTGGCCGGCACGTAAGTTTTGACGAAGTAGTTACCAGCGGCGATGGCGTTGGTGACGGTGGCACCGACGGGGTAGGTCAGGGTCACGGGGTCGTTGACCTTGAAGCCGAGGTAGGTGCCAACGGTGATGTTGGAGCCGGTGGCGGGGAAGGCGGTAGCGACGAGCGTGGTAACGGACGTACCAGCGGGGGTGTAGTACAGGGCGCCGGAGGTGCCCGAGAGAACGGTGGCCATGGGAGATACCTAGGACGGTGTGGACGCGGGCACGGCCCGGCTTAGTACAGGTTAGCTCCAGTGATTGGAACTATTAAGTTGTGGCGGTGGCGTGGAAGCCTGTTTCGATGCGGGATATAAAGAATGGCATAAATGCTCTGCGGGATTGTTGGTCTGGTACGGTGCCGCCGAAGTTGGGGCTGAAAGAGGGGCCTTCAATGGGGCCGGTGCGGGCGTAGATGCCGCTGGATTGTTTTGTGGTGGTGTTGATTGTTTGGATCGCGTTGTATGCGACCGAAATTAGTTCTTGATTGCGGGCCGGACCTTTACCTTTTGGGGTATAGATGCGAATGACGATTACGCCACGTGCGTATTCGTGGCTGGTGGTTAGAGCGGATTCGGTGGTCAGGCCGAATTGGATGTTGACGTGAACGAACTCTTCGGCGCTGTCGGCACCATCGTTCATCACGTTGTCGAAGTAGACCGGGACTGAGGGCACAAGGTTGTTGAACGCCGTCAGCAACGGGGCTTCAAATACGGCGCGGATGGCTTGGTAGTTCATTCGGGGCGAGCTAGGCGGACACCGCGTTCGAGTGCTTTCTGCATTTTGCCGCCTTGTACAAACAGCGGATACCAGTTGAGAGGTGCTGTGCTGCGAGAATCACCGCTGCCTGACACATCACCACGTTTTCCTGTTGCTGGGCGAGTACCACGGGCAACAATATCTCCGATAGGAGGGGCGCCGGGGTATCTAAACTCTTCGCGCGGAACGTCAGCTATATCGAGCGCAATAAGTTTATGCGGAGCGACATTCTCAATGGTGAACTTTACTCTGCGGTTAGCCTCTCGCTTAGTTAAAGGTAGTTGCGGAATGTCGGACAGTTTGTATGGGTACTCACCTGAGCCGGCGCCGCCTGCTGCCGCGTAAGCTACCCAACTATCTCTAAACTCGCCACTCCAGGCCGGCCCTGCATCAGCTAGGCCATTCATTATTTCTTTTGCGGCAGAACGCGAAATGTTGTTGAGCCACTTGTACGCATCACGTTCTAACTCCCTTAATGCGGCCATTATTGGGGCCTCGCAATGAAGGTGTGGTAGATGGGGGAGTCGCCGCGAATTGTTTTGGTGTTGATGATACGGGCGGTTTTTGTGGTGCTGTTTTCGGTGTATTCGATGCGGTCGCGGATGCTTGGGATGTATGCCCCAAGCTCGGTGTTGCCGATGATGAGTTTGAGGTCGGTGGTTTGGTAGGTGCTGTCGAACTCTTCGGGGTTGACTTGGGTGATGATGGCGCGGACGGTTACGGAGGTTTCGGCGCCGTAGACCTGGCCGGTGGTGGGGTTGTAGGTTTCGGTCTGGGCGGATTTGATATAGGTGATGTTGGAGCCCCAGTCGGAGAGGAGGGGGCCGGGAATTGGGGCGAAGGTGGTGTCGATGAGGCTCATGTCAACCTCGCAGCAGGCGGACGGCATAGTTGGCCGCTCCAGCTGGGCAGTAGGGGCCGAGGTAGGACTGGAGCCAGGGGTAGACGTCGAAGACGTTGTTGATGACGCCTGAGGTGGTGGAACTGGACTTGTACTTGACCTGGAGGTCGCCGAGTTTCACTTCGTCGTAGATGCCGGTTGTGCCAGTGCTGCCGGTGATGGCGTTGGTGTCGTTGGCGAGGGCGCGAGCGAGTTCGTAGGTAGCAAGCTTGATACCTTCGGGGAGGAGGGAGCAGGAGAGGTCTACGCCGTCGATGGTGTAGTTGTCGCGGGGCCACTTCAGGGCTTGGGTGGTGGTGCAGCGGTCGCCGTAGAAGCTGAGGCCGTCGATCCAGCGAGTCGCGGAGATTAGGGCGCGGTTTTTGGCGTCGGTGGCTTTGTCGGTCCAGTTGCTGCTGTCCGGGACGGTCTCGAAGTAGGTGTCGGCAGCGGCCAGCGTCACGTAGCTGTTGGCCGAGGTTCCGCTAAGAGTGGCGTCGATTACTGCGGCCAC